CTCCTAGCCCGGTAATCTTAACAAATTACCTAATTATCATCGCCAACGCCTAACGAGCATGCTCGTTGAACGTTTGGTGTATGCACTGACTGAGAACGGAGTATCTACTATAGAGTCCGTTCTTGCATGATGGCCGTTAATAACCGTCGATGGTGACTTCTGTCCCTCCGTAAAATACCGGAGAAGCATAAGCCAGCCGTCTATCGGTTTAATAATAACGGGAGCCGACACATCCCAGCAGTAGTACTGAAGCTTTTGTAAAGCTTTGTTGCTACGTCTGCGAAGTCGTCTCATGTCATGTGGAACTGCAAGAAGAGATGCACAGGTTAAACCCTGTGAAATCTCAGGAATTGGTCCGTATAAACGAACCAGCTCCCCTACGATTAACTCGTAGGTGTTGTAGTAACCCTTACGATAGAAGGAATTCGCATAAGCGATCCAACTAGTGTAAGAGTCAGGTCGACGTGATGATGACCAAATAGTCCGTATTCGGACAGGGGTGACATCGACGCCTTGGAAGGCGTCTACGCCACATGACTCTCTAAAGAGTCCTTTGGTACAGCTCTTATCTCGGTTTATTTTTAAACCAAAAGATTCGAGTTGTGTCATTGCGTTCTCCGCGTAAGCGGTTGGGACAATTACATCATCACCATACACTAAGATACCCTCGCGGGTATCCGCATCGGGTGCACCGGCCGTAAGGATCGCCCAGATAGTAAGAGCCAATATAGGGAAGCATAAACTGCTTCCCATTGGCGCAAACTTCTGAAGCGGTATCTCCCTACCATCCGGAAGCACCGTTGATAAACTCCTGCATGCTGCCAAGTACTCATATATATGAGGAGGAAACAGCAGGCGAACTAAGTCAACCGATACTCTATCAGAGGCCTCATTGAGGTCAAGGGTAGAGTAGTTTCCAGTAAGGGAACCCAGGAGGGCCCCGAATTGGTTCGGTTGCTGATTGGTAAACATGACATTCCACTTTGTAAGTGGGTGGCATTCTACCCAGTCAACTAAGGCGCGACTAAGACCTTGCTGTACCCATTGAAAATCAACGGGTTCGCAAGATATTAGGCGTGGGCCACGAGAGTCCTTTGGAACGAGTATAACTCGCGCCGGAAGGTCTCTGTCAGAGACGCCATTGAAGGCGTCCATTCGATCACACACGTGTCCTAATGATGCACAAAAATATGCATCAAAGGGGTATACGGATGTGATTCTTCCCGATACATTCGTGAACCGAAACTTGTCCCAAAGTCGTTGCTTGGTAGCAACTACTCCAGGGCCATGAGACGGAACGATGTTTTGCGGGTCAAAACAAGCACCTAACTTACAAGGCTCCCCAAAAAGGTTGCTAAGTAAGATACGTGCTTCGCGAGCTACGTTAACTTGACTAGACGAATCAAAACGTCTACGACGATTAACGTGGCTTTTATCAAGGCAAGCCTCAAGAGCTTTGAGGTTCGATGATATAGTTGCGAGGTCATCTTCAGTTCTTTCGAACTTATTGATGACGTCGACTTCTTGTTTATCGGTGTAAGAGATTTCATATTTGTACAATACAAATAAGATATCTCGTAACACTTTGATGCTTGCTATGCATGGGTTAGGAAGGAGTCCGCCATCTTGGCCTAGGACTAGACTGAAGAATTCACCTAAGAAATTAGGCAATTCACCAAAATCACCAGAATTAAATCTGTGGACTTTGGCTGTCAGTTTAGAATCTAGAGACAAAGCCTTATCAAAGGCTTTACCAAGTTTTGGCAATGTTTTCGTAAGAAAACTGATTCCTTCTGTTAGGACTCTCCGCTTTACAACATCAGTTGTAAGACGAAGAGAACGTTTGTTAAACACTAAACCATGACGTTTGTGAACGTCGAGGAGTAGTGCGGCGATGATGTTAACAACGTCATCTAAGCTATTATGATAGCCCATATGGGTGTATCTCTTAGCGTATAGCACTACCTCACGATCCATCGTTTAACCAAACGATAACTCACAACAAGGTACACATATGAACATACATGAACCTCGAAAGGATACCTTCAATCAAATCTGTGAAGAAATGATTGAAGGCTCCATAAACAAGAACTCACGGGACAGAGCTATCAAAGCTTACTATCTCCATCGACAGCATTTACTTATGCCGCCGCCGAGAATAGATAAACAAAGATATCTCCAAGCCTTGGTGGATTCTTGCAAGTGAGCTCAAGATAGATTGCCTTGCGGCAATCTAACAGCCTCCGATGAGCACTCCCCAAAAAGGAGAGTAGAAGAGATTTCAAATCTCTCCATTCATCAGAGCACGAGCCCCGTTCCCCGTACAGTCGTACAGAATGGTCGTCGAAGCGCCTAAAGACGCTAAGAAGGACATTAAGTACGCCAACGGGTCGTCATAATCCGCTGAAGCAGTACAAGCACCCACTGGGGTGTCAAGCACTGCATAAGCGGAAATGACGACAACCTTCGTCGCATCCACGGTCGAAACGATACTTTTATCGAATCGAACAAGGCTGCGGCGTCGGGTGCTGATGCCAGATCCGGACTCACTATGTTTAATAGTGAGACGGTTTGGCAGATTGGGTACTTCGGCAGTTTGCTTCCATACCCCTTCACGTGGCCCGGTCGAAATCCGAGTAAATTCTACTTCGGTTCCGGCTGGATTCTTGATCTCGTTTGTATTGAGGTCGTTAACCATACTAGTTGTTATCTACCTGTGCGTGATCCAAAAGGATCACTTTGTTTTCGGAGCCGGAAGGCTCCGTGGACCCTGGTACCTACCCCTAGTTGAAACTAGAGCGGCACCTAGACTGAGTTCTTTAAGGCTCAGCCCGCTCGAAGTTAACGAGCTATACCCTGGTATACCAACTTGCCTTCTATAGGCAGATTCGTATACTTTGGGAGTACGTATCGATGATCCCTTCTGATAGAGAGTTTTAATATATGGAGACGTAGTATTACATACTACGGCAACGTCTATTATTCTCTTTCTCTTAATGGACCATAGATACTGGTGTATGTTTATGACGGGTTCCATGTTCTGGACTTTCGCATATTGACCGAGGAATCGATTTACATCGAGTATCCAGTCAACTACGAAAGACCATGGAAGAGCGTTCCAGATGATCTGAGCGTTAAGATTAACGCCTAGTCGATCTAGAAGCCCTAGAACGTCAGCATGCTGACGCTGAAAGGCAGTATAATTATAATTATACTGAATTTCGGCATGGAATTCAGATGCAAATGTAACCGTAGTCCTACGTTGGATCCATTGCCAACCAGGATCAGACAGGATATAACCTGGCTGGTCAAGGCCCGCAGTGGAGTTTTCAACTAAGGACGCCGGATACTCTGCCCACTTATAACTAAAGTGGCGACTTTGCATCTTACCTTCGCGGCTTATCAAGTCAGATATCTGAGCTTGATAATTCGCTAAAGAGGCGTAAACGCCTCTTATGTCACTAATCAACGGTGCAATTGCAAACTGATACGTAAGATACGTTTCAGCTGGCAACCTAATGAAGTCTCGAAAGGTATGAAGAATACCTTTACTATTCTTGAGAGTGCCCTGTATAAACGGGACAATCTCACGAAACCGCTTCACTAGGCCAGGGAGGGATTTGAAGTCTTTTAACTCAATAATTGAGTTAATTAACGACAAGTCCTCCTTAATCTTTGGTAGCATTGACCGCAAGGCCAAGCTATTAAGATTCTCCAAGTTAGTAGGGGGTGGGACAAAGGTCCCATCCAATACATTTGGCTGGTCAAACGCCGGTAACCCAACAATGGGAACGCCGGGGGCACCGAATGGATCGATAGAACTACCACCATAGGTATACAACCTATAACGCATAAACTTCTCATCTGAAGAAGCAACGTTGAAGAATGGCGAGAAACTCGCGTATTCGACAAAGCTGTTATTCAAAGGAAGCTGATACTCACGAGGATCCATGAGAATTTTATAATTCTCACAGTTCTTCCAAGTATCACGACCCCCGTTCCAACTTTCATCCCAAAATTTCTGTTTCTTGAGAGTAATCTCAGGAATAAGAAAAGATCGGACAGAAGGAGGATAGAGGGCCGGCGGAGCACTTTTATCATCACAATATAATGTGATAGATTTAGAAGTGCTGGGCGTTACCTTATTCGTAGTTCTAATTGACATACATGGAAGTTAGTGGATAACTAACGTAGGCTGTGCACCAACAGGGTGC